ACCTGCTCCACCATCACCTCGATATATTGCCATGTACTACCCCAAGAATCGTTTAAATAATATAGTGGCTAAAGCACCCATAAACGATGCTAAACTAAGACCTACCCAAAATGCGCCACGCGACCGATTGGCTAGCTCTAATAATTCTTTTAGGTCAAGCTCCATTGAGCCTACCTTTTCCTCTAAAGACTCTACTTTACTAAGTAGCTTCCCATACTCTATTGGGTCTATATCTTTCATAACATGTCCTAGTAAAGAAAGGGGCTACCTAAGTAACCCCTCGCATTAGTTAGTAAGATTACGCAGGAACAGCGATAACCAAACCAGACTCAGGACGAACTGTCTTAACACCATACAGTGTATCGGCAGTCATTAAGTCACCTAAGAACTCTTGCTTGTATTGAGTTTGAGTACGAACACCCATTTGCTCAGCAAGAACCATACCTTCCTTTTGACCCATGATAGCTGCTTTAACAGCACCATCAGCAGCGTTTTCATCAGCTGTCTCAATTACTGGACAGTTGCTAGAAACATAGATGTCGATACCGTATAGGCTACCAATTTGACCAGTCATAACACCACGACCATCTACAAAGTCAGATGAATTGTAGCGATCAATACCCATAATAGTGTTACGAACACTAGGAGGGATTACTAGGAAACGACCTTCCATTGGAACGTCATTGTCATCTAACTGTTGCACTAACTCACGAAACGCAAGGTCAGTGAATAAGTCAGTAGCAACCACAGTGTCAGCAGCGTAAGCAGCGATGCCATTTGCGCCATCAATGTAGAAGCTGTTAGAGTGAATCCAGTCAGTGCCTGAACCGTTGTCATCACCAAAAGTCTTACCCAGTGCGAATAGGTCATCATCTACCTGCTTAGATAGAGCGTAACCAGCATCTTCTGTGTAGAACTTACGTAGTGACGGTTGTGCTTGTACGTCAGTAATATCTTCAATCAAACGAGAGTACTCGTAGTGGTTGTTGATAACTACCTGTACTTCAGACTCAGTTGCAGCAATCAAAGTTACTTGAGTTGAAGCGGCTTTAGCTGAAGCTGCACCACGAGTAGGAGAAGGGATATGAATAGTATCGCCTTTCTTACCTGAGTGATTCATCTTGTTTACAAGATTTGCTAATACAAGGTTTTTCTTGTATGCAGCAATGATTTCGTCAGACCAAATCTCTGGGATAAATGTAGCCGCAGTTGTATTGGTGACGTGATTAGTACCTAGTGCCATTGTATAATACCTTTATAAGTTAAGTAAGTTATTTAACCCTGTTCTCCTCATACGCTTTTTGAATCTCATCAATGTTAGCGTAATACTTATCAGGGTCTTTGATCATTAAATTGACTATGTCTGTTCTACGGTATATCTTCCTTGAGATAGGCTCTGCTGAACCTCTACCCCCAGTTGTTGCAGCCTTACGTTGCTGGCTACGATCCTCTTCATTAACTGCTTGTGCTTTTGATACTAGCTCGCTACGCTCTTTCCAAAACGTAAGCAACTCATCAGCAGCATCATAGTCATATGATTCAGCTCGTTGTAATAACTCTAACCTTACATTAGAACCTTTAACCCACTCAATGAATGCGTTGTCTGAAACAACGTCCATGTAGTTAGGGTGTTTACTACTAAGTTTAGTAAGAACTTCAGATTGCCGTTGTTTAGCAATTAGCTCTTGCATCTGCTTAATTTCAGTGCTATTAGAAATAGCGTCAGTTACAGCTTTCTGTGGGTTGTCAAAGAAGTCTACTTCAACAGACTCTTTGGGTGTTTCTGTGGTAGCTTCAACTGCCTTTGTCTTAATGAAATCATCAATAGTTTTACGAAGGTCGCCTAACTCATTACCCTGCCGTCCAGCAAGTTTCTCAGCTTCTTGATGCATGCGAGCAACTTCAGCTATAGTCTTGTTTGCGTACTTAGGATCAAGCACTTCTTCTTCTGGAACTTCCGACTGGGTTTCTACTTCAGTTACCGTTTCCTGAGTTTCCTCAGAGGTAACATCAGTATTAGACAAATCGTTTATATCAACGAGTTGCTCACCTTCTTCTAGTTGTAACTCTTGTTGTTCATCAAGGGGGTCTAGTACTCTAGCCATTTTAATATATCTCCGTACTTATAAAAGTATTATGGAATTAGTTATTGTTAACAGCGGCTTTCTCATGATCTCTTGACCATCTATCATCTTTATCAGGCCACCCATGACCTTTGAAGATAGTTGAGATAGGTGAAATTACCCGCTGTGATTGGTGACCACACACTGTACAAAGTATTTCTCTAGTATCAGAGTCTACAAATTGCTCAGTTGTGTGCTCGTTAGAACAGGTGAAATCAAATAGCATCTTAGCCATTGTTGACACCTGTATCCTCTTCTGATAAGATACTTTCATAGCTGTTAGCTATAGCATCTTCCCAGTTAAGAAGTCTGTTAAAGACTTGCAGTTGTCCTTGAGCTAGGTGTAATTCCTTAGCGTCTTGGAGTGCAAGTAATTGAATGGTCTCAGAAGCAGCTTTTACGTCTGCTTGGAATTGTTCCCAACCTGTGTGTGTAAACAGGTCGAAGTAAGTTTCATAATAGTTTCTAACGTCTTGTTCCAAAGTATTATCCTTACGGTACTAGTATAACATAGTTAATGTGTAGAGTAAAGCTTTATTATTTAGACTTCATTTGTAGCCTTACCATATCTTCTTTCATGTCAAGCTCTTTCTCTTTCAAGTCTAGCTTTGCAATCTCTACCAGTTGATCAAACTCATCCTTACCCATGCTTTGAGCCAATGCTTTAATACGCCTTGTCTCTTCCTCAATAGGTAGTAACTCAGTTTCAACTTGGTTTTGTTGTACACGGGATACAATCTCTGCTGTACCTGCTTGTATCTGTTCTAGCTGAGCTTGCGCTGTAGCCATTGCTAACTGTTGTTGCATTTGAGCTGCTTGTTGCTGCTCAGGGTTAGGTTGGTTAGCCTGTCGTAGCTGTGCAATAATCTGTTCACGATTACTTAATCCCATATTATCTACAATGCTTTCAATTAACAGTGGGTAACTAGGGCTTTCAGGAGACATAGTTTGTAGTAGTTGTACTAACTGTGTTACCTCATACTCACGGGCTACAACACCTAACGAACTAGTCGCTATAAACTTGTAGTCCTTAACTGGGTATAACTCAGGAGCAAACTGCATGTAACGACAAGCAGACTTTTCTACAAATGGTATTAAGAAGTTTTCTTGGAAGTTAATCAAAGTACGCTTGTGACGTTTAATTATCGCCCCTAAAGCCATTGAGGTGCCCGCTGCTGTACCTTCGCCGTTAATAGATGCTGGGGTACCAGCGCTGTCAATAGCTCCTGTAGCTTGCTGTACCATCTGCTGTAGCTGGGTTGCCTGCATAAACGACACTTGGTCTAACGCGCCAAACTTAAATGGCTGTAGGATTTCAGTAGGGTTGCCGTTTGTTAGAATAGTCTTCCCTGGTCTAATGTCTAACTTAGCACCACGAGGCATACGCGATGCATCCACAGCCATCATAGGGTGGACTGTAAGAGCCAAAGCATCAATACGTGCGCGTAGCTCAGTGTCTAGTGCTTTCTGGCTGTTATATGCCTTCTCACAGATGCCACGACCCCAGAATTTAAATGGTACTAAGTCCCAAGAGAAAGCAACCACTGGTCGGTCTTTCTTCATGTAAGGGTTAAGCTCAACCTTTAGCAGACTAGTTTGATTAGCTATAACCATAATAACTTCAGTATAACTAGCTTCTTTATCTAAAGGTACAATCTCAGACTCTTCACCATCTTCATCTACATTACTTAGTAGGTTGGTTGGTACTAGCCCGTAGTATTTAGTTAGGCGTACCATGTCATCTTGGTATACAGAGTCAATCTTACTTGCATCATCTAAGTCATACTCATAAGGCGCAGTATCTACAGGTACATCTTTATAAATACCTGAGTCAATACCTTGTTGCACTTCATGGTATGGAACCATCTTATCAATAGCCACACCTAACGCATCATCAATGTTGGTAGCTAGTGGGTCAATTAAGAAGTTTTGTGGCATGATTGGATCTAGCTTAACTAGGAACCTACTCTTACGCATTACACCTATCGCTGTCATACCTACTTCAGGAGCAGGTTGTGTAGCGGGTACTAGCTCTTCAACTTCTTCTAGCACTAGCTCACCAATACCCGTACCAAATACTGCGGAGTTAATAAGACACTCTGCAACAGAGGAACGTGCTTTAGAGAAGTGCATATCTTCTTCTAGTTGATTACGTAAGAACCCTATGTCTTCTTGGTTAGGGTCTTGTAGGTCATCTTTAATATCAAAGAACTTGCCACGACCAAATGTAGCTTCTTCAATCTCTGCAACAGCAGACTCTACAGCTTGTTGAGTAGCTGGTGAGATTAAACGAGAACGCTCCGACTCCCGCATACTATCTGACTTATCCCAGATACCACGCCAGATGCGGTAGTACTCGTCATGTATGTCTGCGTAGTTTGTGTTGTAGTGGTCACGCCACATATCACACTTTTGTATAACCCAGCTTTCTAAAGACTGGTCGCTTAACATGTCATCATCTTTCATATAATTAGTATCCTGCTACTGGGTCGAGTACTTCAAAGTTATCTTCTTCAAAGTCATAGTAATAAGTAACTTTGGCTAGTTGATCTATGTACGCTAATGAATCAATTAAATCATCATGCACTTGTGGATTAGGAAATTGAAAGAGTTGGTCTAAGAACTCTACGTTCCAATCACCTTCATTAATATCAATAGTGCCATGCTCAAACCGTCCTTGTAAGGCTGCTACAATACGGTCAGTCTTCTTCTTGTTTCCGTGAGTTAACTCTTCTATACGAAAGTAGTTACCCCGTTGTCTCATCATATCGGTAAGCGGTGACATAATAGCCTGCTTTGAGATACCTTTCTCAATACCTACACCTACTGGTTGATAATCTTCTACCGCTTCAAATATCTTATTAGCAGTTTCTTCAAACGTCCACCTACCATAGATAATTTCAGCTATCCACCAACCGCTTTCACTAACTTTAACTATAGCTATAGACGTATTATCTAACCTACTACTCTTAGTCTTCTTCTTATTAGCATCTTCAAAGCCAGCCATATCAATAGCTATGTAGTAATCTCCTATATCTGGCTCATCATTAGATACAGAAATCCACTCTTCTTTAAATATCTCAGACCCTATAGCTTCAAAGGAAGCCATAAACTCTTGTCTAAATGCGTAGCTAGACATAGACTTCTTAGCTACATCAATCTCTGCGGGGTCTAGTATAGGGTTATCATAGGAAGTAAAGTGCCAAGCATCGTACGTCTCATCTTCTTCTGAGCCTGCATAGGTATACAGCTCATAGAAGTGGTTACGTCCCATAGGTGTACCAATAAACAAGGCTCCACCTTTTTGGTCAGCAAGAGCAGGGCGTAGGATTTGTTCCCATACCTCTGGCTTCATGTCTGCGTACTCGTCCATTACTAGATACTTTAGTGAC